TTTAAAACGTCTTCTATTGTGTTAATAATTTGTTGTTCTTTGTTATATTTTATTAAATCTAAAATAGCAGCGTGATAAATACTTCCAATAGATATAAGAATTGGAGATTCTATATTTCTTTCAAGATCTCTTTCATAATCTTCTTTTTTAAAATAATAATAATAATATTTATTTATTTTTATAAACGTATCGTAATCTTCTTGTCCATAAATGAGAAAACATTCTTGTTTGTTGCCTGCTTGTGCAATAATTCTTAGCATAATAAAAAAACACCGTTATATTAACATTTAAATATAGAGACAATAATAACTTATTATATCACAAGGTCATATGGATAGCAACTACTACAATATAGAAACAGGAAATTTATTAGAACTTTATAAACCTGGCATTATTGCGTTTATTAATGAAGAAAAGAAAGAAGCTTTTGTATCAGAATGTAAGTGTATTGCAGAAGGTTTTTTAAGACATGTTACTATGATAAAAAAAGGTGTACATAAGATTGACACCCAAGAGTTTATTAATAATAAATGTCAAGTTATTAAGTTTGTAAAGAATGAACAAATGCTAAGATATGCTTATGCGGATGTTATTGAAAGTTTGAACAAGCAAGGGTATAAAATTATCAGTAGGCACATTGAATATAAGGTTAAGGGTATGGTTGACGTTGATTTTAGAACCACTGGTAAGGGTTATTTGTATTATGTGTATCTACATGCTCAAAAGGACCCGGTAAAGCTTCTGGGGGTATTTAACAGCGCAATAGATGGTGATGCGTTCATAAAACAACACTATCAAAACAAAAGGATATCTGATATGAACATCATTGTTGCGGATAACCATCTCACCAAGTTTTACATTGACACTTATGAAGAAATGATATATAATAAGTTATTATTAGGAGTATAGAATGTCAGTATTAACCTCATATTTTTTAGTGGCTTTATTGTTATGTTATGAAAATAGTTTACCTAATACGGTTTTTATTAAAACTGTTAATAAAACAACAGCTATTACAGTAAATTCTGAATTGTATTTAAAACGTAATTATTTTGTTGATGATTGTTTAACTTTAGAAATAACCAAAATTTTAAATCCTAAGGTTATTGAATATGATAAAGAACAAGTTACTTTAAAAAACGAACAATTCTTATTAATTGAAGAAATTAAATTTTATTCTAAAAAATAGACGACTAGGAGTGTAAAATGAAACCATATTTAGCTTTAGACATTGAAACCACTGGTATTAACTTAGAAAAATCTCAGGTTATTCAATTGGCCGCCGTTTTTGTCAATCCTGGTCAACCGGAGTTGATTTATAATAAAATTATTTATCACAATGTGTTGCAATATGGTGAAAGTTTTGCCCTTGGTATGAACGGGTGGATTTTTGAAAGTATGCATAAACCAGGTGATATTCCAGTAGCATACCCAGAAGGTGCTAAAAGTCAATGGATGGATTTTATTGCAATGTGTTCAGAGTTATCCGGCGGAAAGATTACAGTTGCCGGTAAAAACGTAGCAGGATTTGATTTGCCTATTTTAAAAAATAATGGGTTTAGTGTAGATCAGTTTAAACATCGCGTTATTGACGTAGGAACACTTTATCTGCCAGATTTTGGATATGTTCCAACACTTAATGAAATTAATAAACTTAATGGTAGAGAGGTTGTTTCACACAACGCATTAGATGATTGTTATGATGTAATTGCGGCAATCAACAAAAAAGTTTTATGAACCATATTTGCTATAAATTATCGTATTTTTTTCACTCAGAAGAAAAATGTGTTATTATTAAACCTGAACAAATAAATATTTTACGTGCTGAATATTTTAAAATGTTTGGTTGTTCAATTTCTGAAAAAAGTATAGATTATGATATTTATTGCACAAAACAATATGGGTTTGTTGAAGTTTTAACCGTAAACTGGTCACATTTAATACAGGTTGTAGATAAAAAAATTACTTTTATGAATGAAATTAATAACTCTATTGAAAAAGTTTTAGCCTAACATGAAACCTTATTATTTATTTGCTCAATCTGGGTTTGTTAAAGTTTATAAATCGTTTTCTGGTATTACAATTGAATCTAACTTAATTTCTTTTAATAAAGAACAGTTGATTAAACAACTAAAAGAACTTATTGTTTATTTGGAAAAACAAAAATAATGCAACTAACCTTAGATTGGGGTAATCCCACATTTTTATCTGAATATTGGGAAAATAAACGGTTACAAACGTTTGACATTTCCGTTAATAATGATTATATTTACGGTAATCTTCCAAAATTAGAAAAAAATATACGAGAATTACATAAAAATCAAAAAAATTGCAAGGTTGACGGTAAGTACATTGTCATTGGTAACGGTGCAACGCAGATTTTGTCCGGTTTAATGCACGTTTTAACCGATTATAATAAAGTTTATGCTAAAGCGCCTTACTTTTCACGATTTCCTGTCCTAGCAAACATGAATTTTATGACTTGGGACAAAGAAGAACACAAAAAATCTTTACAAATTATAACTTATCCAAACAATCCCGATAATTCTACAGAAATTTGTGTAAAATCTGATAAAATCATCTACGATTTAACTTATAATTGGTCAACTTATTGCAAAACTATTAATTTTGATGAGGATATTAGTGTTTTTAGTTTATCAAAAGCAACAGGGCACGCTTCTGCACGGATTGGATGGGCGGTTCTTGAGGATAAGCAATTAGCCGAAGACCTTAAAAATTATATTGAGCACAATTCTAATGGAGTTAGTTTTTATTCACAAGAAATTGCTTGCTTTTTGATAGAAAATTGTGTAAAATATGAAGATAATGTATTTTTGTATGGTAAAAAAGAATTAGAGTATCGTTGGAATGTTATTAAGAGCTTAAATCTACCGTTTGAAGTATTAAATTCATCAGGTATGTTCCTTTGGTGCAAAGGAGAATGTCCAAAAGAGTTAATTGGAATGAATGGTAGTTGTTTTGGTGTTTCTAATGAGTATTTTAGATTAAATTTAGGTACTACTGATAAAAATATTAATAAATTGAAAGAAATGTATGGAAGATAATAAACAACCCCAAAAAAGAGTGTGTAAAAATTGTTTAAAAGAAGATTTTCGTATTTTAGCTGGTAAATGGGGTAAGGATAAGCGTTTTGTTAATTTAGATGGTAAGAATTGGAATGGTAATGTGTGTCCTTCATGTAATACCGTAAGGGTGCGTTATAAAATGCGGGAACGTCGAGAAAGGGATAACAGTGGAACAGGAAATCAAGCCTAGTACAGAAGTTGTTATTAAAGACCAAACTGAGGAAGTTGAGATTTTAGCCACTCGTGTTAAACAATTTCAACTGATTCTTACCAATGCTGAAAAAGTCTTTGTAACTTTAGATGATGAGGTTACAAAAACAGAATATCTAAAAGAAATTCGACCTTTGGTTAAGGATTATGAAAAAATCATTTTAAAAACCAAAACTACGTTAGAAGAACATTTTAAATGGGAAAAAAAAGAAAATAGTCCTATTAATTTTTCTTTTCGTAAACTATATAAGTTTATGGACAAAGAACACAAAGGTTTTTTAGCTGCTAAAGGATATTAATGAATTTTTATACCATTGTAAATGGTGAAACACACACTACTATTTCTATAGATAAAAAATATAAAAATGTTATTTATTTGTTTTTAAATGAACTTGAAAATGATTTTGATTTTATAAATAAATCTAAAAATGTTTTTCCAGATCATGGTCATAATGAAAGATTAGACGCCGGTAGTATTGTTAGAATTTATAGGTATAAAAAAGAGTTAGCAGAACAATTTTTAAAACAATCTGTTGAATATTGTGTAGCTAAAGAAGAAAAACGAAAAAAGCAAAACAGATTTCATTTTTCTATTAATCAATTTGATCCAAAAATTATTATTATTAACAGTAATGATGAATTTGAAAAGTTTAATAAAAAATGGTTGTCTTTTATAACTGATTTACAAATTAAACAGTTAATTTAAATTTTAAAGATTCTATTTTTGGTTGGTCTAGATTGTAAATGTATCCATTGAATCGTCTTAGTTGGATCTTCCATATATAAGTCGCATTGTTCTAATACTTGTTGATTAGCCAATACCCATTCTTTAATTTTCCCATCACTATCTCTAAAATCTACCGCTTGACAAAATAAATGAGCACTGTTCTTAGCTCCTCCGGCCTTACTGTTAAACGTTCCAGGGCGATATCCGCTTGATACTACTAAGGGCTTACCATAAGCTTGTCTAAACTCATTTAAACGCTTCCACAAAATATCTAGATTAGCTTCTAATTCTGGTGTCAAAGGATATTCTTTATCCCTACCCATTAATATTTCTTGTTTGGTAATAAGATTATAATTTTTTGGCGTTTGGATTACGTTTGATGTTGCGTTTGTTTTTTTTGTATTTAACAGTATCTTCAGCAATAGGTTCAGCATAACCGCATACCCCACATTTCATATAATATTCAAATTCAGGGTGTTCTTTTAATAAAGCCACCTTGCATATAGGACAAACCCCGCCATTTGATATAGTTTTCATATAATAAATGTTATTATTAAACAAAATGTACTTTATAAGCGCATCTCTTTAATTAAAACGATGAAATTTTAACATTTATATATAGATACTATGAGATTTATCAAATACTAACAGTCATTTTTATGACAAAGGTTTGAAAAAATAACCAAGTAATAGAGTAGTTTACGATAATAATCTCTTTATAATTAAAGGTTTATATGAAAAATGACGTTACACGCGTTATTATTTTGTCGTCTTTTGTTGTTTACTTGACAAAAGCGTTATTAACTACTCCTTCTTTTGCCGACGCTTCTATTCTTCTTATTTTAGGTGCGTTTTACGGATATATGGAATTTAAAGCCGATAAGATTGAACTAAATCAAAACCGTATTCGCCTAGACGAAATTGAGGCTAAATTACTTGATTTAGATAAAAAAGTTAGCACGGTTAAAGTTGCACAAGGATTTAAAAATTTAGGACAGAGATAATAAATGGCAGATATCACGGAAATTTATAAACAATTTAAAACCACCGCTGAGCTACAACAATATTGTAATAGCCAATATAAAACGATTTTAGAATTAACAAAAAAACTTCAATTACTTGAAGATGAGAATAAACATCTAAAACAATTGTTTGATGGTAGTACGGTTATTGTTAATAAAGTTGATAAGTATAAAGAATATTCAAATGAAGAAGCCGTTTGCATGGAACAAATTGATCGTTTAAAAGAAGTTTCTACAGCCAGAGAACTTTCATATGAAGAAGCCAAAAAATTAGATATTTATACCAAATTGTTATTAAACATTCAAAGTAAAAAATCTCAAGAAGAAACTGGTTTGAGTTCAATGAATGAAGCAGATTTATTAAAGAGTTTGGAAAATGGCAAATCTTAATTCTCAACTTGCTAAACAAGAATTGTGGCGTCGTGGTAATTTATCTTTTAAATTAGACCCAGCGCAAAAAGATATTGTAAAAAAATTAAACGATAATAACCAAAAAATTAATGTGGTGTTATCTTCTCGTCGTTTGGGTAAATCTTACATGGCTTGTATTCTAGCCGTAGAAACGTGTTTACGTAAACCCAATTCCAGTGTTAAGTTTTTAGCTCCAACTAAGTTAATGATTGAATCTATTATTACACCGTTGCTAAATCAAATTTTTGAAGATTGTCCGGAGAAACTTAAGCCTGGAAATAATAAAAGTAAATACACATATCATTTTCATAATGGAAGTCAAATTCAATTAGCTGGGTCTGATGGTGGACACGCAGAAAAACTTCGTGGTAGTTTTGCTGATCTTTGTATTGTAGATGAAGCTGGGTTTTGTAAGGACCTTACTAATACGGTTAGAAGCATTCTTATTCCTACAACTCTTAACACCAAAGGTAAGATTATTCTTATTAGCACACCACCTAAAGAAGTAGACCATGATTTTGTCACTACGTTTTTAGAAGAAGCAGAATTAAACGGAAGTCTAATTAAAAAAACTATTTTCGATAACCCCCGTATTACAAAAGAAGAGATTGACCAAATTTTAGTAGCTTATCCGGGCGGAATTAATAACATTGAATTTAGACGTGAATTTTTATGTCAAATTATTAAATCGGTTGAAGATTCTGTGCTTCCGGAATTTGATGATGTACTTATTGAAAAAATTGTTAAAGAATGGAAAAAACCACCTTTCTATGATGCATACGTTGCAATGGATATTGGTGGTAGAGATTTAACTGCCGTTGTATTTGGTTATTATGATTTTATTAAATCAAAGATTATAATTGAAGATGAATTAATAATGGATTTCCAAGAACAAAGTAATACAATTAAAAAACTTTGTGATGATATTTATAATAAAGAAAAAACACTTTGGGTTGACCCATTAACAAACGAATTTATTAAACCGTATTTAAGAGTTTCAGATATTAACTACATTGTTACTGAAGAAATTTATAAAACAAGTGCTGGACGAGTTAATTTTGTCACTACTAAAAAGGATGATAAAGAAGCCGCAATTAATAACCTAAGAGTTATGTTGGGAAGTGAAAAAATTATTATTAATCCAAAATGTAAAAATCTTATTAGACATTTAAAAAACGTTAAATGGTCTAAAAATAAATCAACGTTTAAAAGAAGTCCAGATAATGGACATTACGATTTAGTCGATGCTTTAGTGTATTTTACTCGAAGTGTTATTTATAATAAAAATCCGTACCCGTCATATTATAACATGAACACAAAAGATTTAATGGTGTTAAAAGAACCACGTAAAAACAATGAAAATACGGTTAATGCTTTTAAAAAAGCTTTTAGAATTAAAGGAAAATAATGATTGCAGGATTAAATAACTCAGCTACATATTTTGCTAGCGATAAACCAGAAGCCCTGGCACACGAGTTAATGGACCGTTCTAAGGGTTTTTATCAAACAATGAAAGCCAACCTATACCTCACCAAGATGGCAGCGTGCTGGCGCTTCTATCACGGTATTTTTGCTGCTGGTTTTAATACCGACCACCAAGTGTCTTTTACTGGTGAACAAGGCGAACTAGTAAACCTTCCTGTTAACCATTTTCGTAATATTGCACGTCATATGTATGTGATGATTACCTCTAATCGTCCTTCAATGGAAGCACGAGCTATTAACACAGACGCTAAATCATTGGCTCAAGCAACTCTCGCAAACGGAATTTTAGAATATTACATGCGTGAAAAAGGTTTAGAAGAAGCACTGAAACTTGCCGTTGAAATGTCTATTGTATTAGGTGCTGCGTTTATTAAAATGGAATGGAACGCTACTGGCGGAGAACCGTTTGATTTTGACCCTGAAACTGGTGAGTACAATTATGAAGGTGAAATTGAGTTTTCTAACCTTTCACCATTTGACGTGGTGTTTGATGGTACAAAAAACACCTGGTCTAATGAATGGATTTTAACTCGTACTTTTAAAAACCGTTTTGACCTTGCTGCAAAATATCCTGAACTAAAAGATAAAATTTTAGATCTACCAAATAAAGCAAGCATTGACATTTATCGTTTAAGCTTGTGGTCAAATGATAAAACAGATGATATTCCAGTTTATGAATTTTTCCATAAACGAACAGAAGCATTACCTGAAGGTCGATATTTATTATTTTTATCTGATGATATTATTTTATTAGATACCCCAATTCCTTATCGCTCACTTCCTGTATTTAGAATTGCTCCAGAAAACTATATTGGAACGCCGTATGGTTATACGTCAATGTTTGATATTTATCCAATTCAAGAATGCATTAATAGCTTATCTTCAGCTATGATGTCAAACCAAGAAGCAACTTCTGTACAAAGTTTTTATATTCCTAGAGGTGCAGATTTAGATGTATCAGCACTTGAAGGTGGAATGACTATTATGGAAGGTAATGCTAAACCTGAAGCCATTAACCTTGAAGGTACTGCTGACTCTACTTTTAAAATGTTAGATTTAATGATTCAAACAGCAGAAACATTATCAGGAGTAAGTAGCGTCACTAGAGGCAATCCTGAAGCATCATTAAAATCAGGAACAGCATTGGCTCTTGTACAATCAATGTCATTACAATTTATCTCCGGCTTACAACAAAGCTATGTAAGTTTAATCGAAGATGTTGGAACGGCTTTGGTAGTTTATCTTAAAGATTTTGCTAAAGCACCTAGAGTTGCAGCAATTGTTGGTAAATCTAATAAAACCTATCTAAAAGAATTTACCGGTGATGATTTAGATAGCATCAACCGTGTAATTGTTGATGTTGGTAATCCATTAGCACGTTCTACTGCTGGTAGAGTGCAGATGGCAGAACAATTATTACAAATGAAGCTTCTTAAAAACCCAGAACAATATTTTCAAATTATTAATACGGGTAAATTAGAAGTTGCTTATGAAGGTGAACAACATGAGTTGTTATTAATTAAACAAGAAAACGAACAACTAATGGTTGGTAATAGTCCTGTTGTTTCTCCTTTAGATAAACATAGAGCACATATTAACGAACACAAAGCTGTAATGGCCGACCCTGATATTCGTTTAAATCCGCAATTGCGTGGTGCTGTTATGGAACACATTCAAAAACATTTGGATGCGTTGCGGACAGTAGACCCAGCATTACTACAAATGATTGGTGAAGAACCTTTACCACCTGTTGGAATGCCTGGTATGCCTCCTGAACAGGGTGGTGGTCCTCAAGGTGGGGGTTCAATGGAAGGTATGATGAGTGCTCCAAGTTTAAATTTACCAACAAATGAACAAGCTATGCAAGAAGCCGGTTTACCCCCACTTCCAAAACCAGCACCGCCACTTGAAAATCTACCAGTGACGCCTGATCAAATGCCAGTATAATAAAGGAATAAAGTGTTATTAAGAAAACTTGGAATATTTACCTTAGCCGCAGTTGCTTTTCTTTATCTTGCTAATAAAGAAGAAATTCATCGTTATCAATTGCGTTCTCAAATGACAGAAGCAACTGTTATGTTGATAAATCCAACAAAAGGCGGTGGAACCGGGTTTGCTGTTGAAACAGAAAACGGTGGTAAATATATCCTAACTAATGACCATATCTGTGATTTAGCTGAAGAAGATGGCACGATTTTTGCTAAAGAACAAGATGACCTCATTCCTTTAAAAATTTTACACCGTTCTCCATACACCGATTTGTGTTTAGTATCACCTTTATTATATAAAACCCCTTTACAATTAGGAAATCATTATTATATTGGTGAAAAGGTATTTATTGCTGGACACGGACGCCTATATGATGATACAATGACAGATGGTGAAATAGTACAAAATAAAAGAGTTATGGTGGGTGTACGAGAAGTGGACACTAAAGAAGAGTGTGAAGTATTACCAAAATATAAATACGTTGAAGTCAACATGATGTTTATGGCACTAAAAATATGTGCTATTGAAGTTGACGCAATGATTACTACCGCGCCTATTCTCCCAGGCAACTCAGGTTCTCCGGTAGTTAACCGAAGTGGTGAGCTAATAGGAGTAGCTTTCGCTTCCGGTTCTAATGACATAAACAGGGCATGGGTAATACCGCTAAAATCAATTCAGGATTTTTTAAAGCATTATTAAGTGTTGTTTTTTGTATTTCTTGTTCTCAACAACAACCTGTTGTAATTGATGACCGAGATTTATTATTGGAACAATTTTTAAGTGCAATTAAAAAAATTGAATCTAGTGATGGTAAGTATATTAACCACGCTATTATTCAAAAAGGACCATATAAAGGCTATGCCGCGATTGGTTCCTATGGTTTATTACCAACAACGGTAAGAGAATTAGTAGATACATATTATAAATCGTTTTTAGTAATTAGACATTGTTCTGATGAAGATTTTGCATATTTAGTTGTTGCTAATCCAGCAATTGAATATTTGTTAGCTAAAAAATTAGCTATAAAAATTCTAGAAAAAAACAATTATAATTTAATACGCTCCGCTTATGCGTGGAATGTTGGACATAATAAAGATTTAAGTAAAATAAGTGAAGAAAAAATTTTAAATAATGTTAATGCTAAAAAAATGAAAGAGATTTTAACTCCTTCTATTTTTAGTGTATTTTGAAAGGTTAATATGAAAAATCCTACAGATAATACTTTTTCTGGTATAAAAGGTCTTCTTAAAGAAGGTTATAGCAAAAAGAAAATGGGCAGTGAAGCCGCTGTACCTAAACAAGTCAAAAAAATTAAGTTTAAACTATTAGAAGGTTTAAACAAAGGTAATAACTTTACCAAAAAATAGTTATTATATTTTATTACGTTTTTTAATATTTTCAGAATCCCACAAAGGTTGTAAGTTTGTATAATGACATAATTTATACAATTCTTCAACCGTTTTGGCTTTTGATAATGGATAAATATGGTCTAAACTCCAATATCCATTTCCTTTGCCTTGATTATCCCAATTCATTCCAGGTTGAAATAGTTTTTCAATATAAACTTTAAGTTCTTCTGGTGAACAACCAATGTATTCATTAAATTTTTCTTTTTTATTCCAAAACCAGAATGAAAAATAAACGCAAAAATAATTTATTTAAATTAAAAGATTATATTAGAAATAGAACTTATGCTATGT